TGGCAGTTGGTGCCGTCCACACGATAGACGCGGGAAGAGCAGGATCAAGAATCTGGAACCAAATGGTCGAAGTCGGCCGGTTCAGATTCGTAGCTGTGGCAGCACTGGTCCGAAGACCACTTACACCGGCGGGCCCAAAAGTATAAGAACAATTGGTTAACACAGGCGGTGTCCATACTGTCAGACTAGTCCACACGGCCTCAATCTGCAACACAGCTACGAACGTACCTGTGACTCCCTTGGCGAAAGTCATAGTGTTACCACTACTCAATGTGATTGGCAACGATCCCAGCGTGGTTGCGCCCGAGAACAGGTCCGTAACAGAACCTGAAGTGGTCGCAGCTGAGAACGATCGGACCGTCTGGGTAATATTGCTAGAAACGATAGGCTTCTTGAGCTCAACCTCATAGGTCACCCACAAGTCTCCAATAGGGTTGCCAGTCGTTTGGCAGCCAGACACCGCCAAGTGCGTTGTACCCAAGTCATAGAGCAACTTATCCTCATTAGTAGCCGTATTGTTACTACGAACGTACTGAATATTGAACGGGTTCTCCTTTGGGTCACACTCAATCGGGTGACAGAACGCTTCACAAGGAACGCTCTCATTACTATTGTACTCGTTCAGCATCTCAACCTTGGATGCTGGTGCCGAATCACTGGCCCGGTAGCTTGTCTGTAGCATGACCGAACCGAGGGCCGCATTTGTACTAGCGACCGCTGATCCACTCGTCGGAACATAGTGAAACACCATGCCCCGGAGCTTGTACTCTTGGAACCGCGCCGCTATTCCAGCCAACCAAGGAAACAAATAGTAGTTGCCCGGGTTGATGTCAAACGACGCTTGCACGGAATAGTTCTGCGAACTGTTCACGGTGGTGATGAACTCACGGTGTCGAACAATGACCGTTTGGTCTGACTTGTGCATCTCAGGCACTGTCCCACTCATTTCGAGCTTGTTGACGATGGAGTTCTTGTTGACTTCGTAGTCTCCCGAGCCGAGCCAACGACTCAGACTCGCACCAAGACCGGTGCCAACTGCACCGCCTGAAGAGGGCATTCCAACGAGTCCTCCTAAAGCGGAACCACCCAGTCCTCCAAGAGTGCGCAATAAGCCTCCTAATCTCGTGACTTCGGTCGACTTCTTCTTGGCACGCTTGGGAACGCTGATGAGCGACGTTCGTCGTCGCTGTTTGATCTTAACTTGTTTTGGCATTATAGCTTTTCTTCACAAATACAACGGTAAGGCAAGGTTGTGATTTATGCGGCCGTTACATCGGGGATGCTCCAATCGCCCCGATGTCGTCCACGTGAACCACTTCGTCAGAGAGCACCCACTGATTATAGTGCTCCTCCAACGCCACCTGCTCATCTGGCGTCATGCCAAATGCAACATAGAATGAGTACCGGGCAGCCTCAGTGACTTCCCTCCAGTTCCCATCCATTCCCGCGGCCAGTGCCATACGTCCGCGAGACATCATGTAAGGTGCGTCAGCCATCTTGCTAGGACGGCCGTTCCGCATGAAAGCGCTGTACATCGACTGCAGGACCGGTAAACCGGCGGTGAGTGCCATTCCGCACTCACCCACGGCGTATAGCCATGCCTCCTTGGCGCCGGGCGTGTCAAGCGGAAACAGGCACATACTGTCCTTCTCCCGCGACTTGTGCAAATTACGCACCATTCGCCACGACTCCCCATCCCACACCGGTTGAGTCTGACAGAACTCGATCAACTCGAATTCATACACTGGCTTCTCCACTACCATCGTGAAGCCCAATTCCAGCGCATATGCGTCAAACCCATCCGTGAACTTACCCAGGTCCTCAGCGTCCATGATGACAACACAGTCGTCACCGTTGTTAGCCAAGCTAGCCTTAATACCCCGTCGGTACAGCCAGACCCAGATCAGAGCGCACATAATGTAGGAGTTACCAAGGGAAGTGTTCATGTCGCCACTGCCACGGCCACCAGCTACCTTGTAGCGAATGGTACCGTCGAAACACCGTGCACGACCAACGTTCTTCAATTGGTAGGTCAACAATCTTCTCAGCTCCTTGTCCCTAAACAACATATTGTACAAGGAATGCTCATGCTCGAGCAACCCCTCATCGACACTCGCATCAAACCGCGACGCGTCCAACCCAACCGCAACAGGATTGGTGTACTTCCCCCACAGCCTCCTAAACTCCGAGGCCATTTCACACGCGTTCAGCCCCTTGAACACGACGTGACGCTGCTTCCAAACCTTAGCCAACGCGCGAAAAATCTTCTTCTCAGCGCGCTTGAGGAACCGGCCGACTCCGATGTTATAAATCGGACTTCGCGGTTGGATAGTGCGGGGGGTTTTGTTGATAGGTACCTTTTCAACCTTCATGAATGTGTTGAACACAGCGTGCATTCTCTTCGCACCCGTGTGCAGGTATTCATCCAAGTAGCTCTCGTATATGGTGCGCTTTCGACCCTTGTAGGACTCAACAAATTCTTGCGGAGTCTCCGGGTGGAGAGTACGGCCCACAGCCTTTACTACCTTGTATTTAAACACATTCAAGTACTGGTCGTAGTACTCCTTACTTCGACCAGCACGTCGCAGCAACTTGCCCCCAACCTTTGCGTAGATCATACGCTCAGCGATGGCAGCACAAGTCGTCATCACGTCAGCGGCATTGGTGCAAAGTGTTCGCCCCTCGGGCGCCACACCACCTAGCACATACACGCTACGCTCTTTCTCGGCCTCTCGTCTCCAGTGGATGGCCAAACTGGCATAGTTCGGGTCCTCTTTGCGCAATGTCTCCCAAGTCTCATCACTTGGCGTATGTCTCACGCTGGGTACCTTGTTAACTACGTCCTTTTCCACCTTGACGGGGCGCCCCTAGCACCGAGAGGTGATGCGACGCAAGCGCGCCGCCCACCGTTCCCACGTGCTGAGTTGCTCGTCGAACTTGCCCTCAATCATTCTCTTGAGCACGCCGACGTTGCGCTGCGCAACCAATTCATCCAACGATGGGATGAAGGTGTTGGCAACAACAACAGGTAGCAACTCTGCCTGGTGAGTAGGCCGCAGACCATGATCCTTCATCACAGTCTGAGCGAACCGCCAAACAGCACGGTAGTTTGCCTCAGTGTTCTTAGGTGTGCCAAACTTCGCCTTGCAGGCTTCGTACACTCGACGAGCGTACACCTGCGTCACATCCTTTTGCACCTTGCGCGTCTCACGCGCCTCAAGGGCAGGAGTGGCATCAGCGATGCTAGCACCTGGCGCTGGCGTGTTGGCAGTTACAGCCTCAGGAACCTCCACAAGTCCCGTCTTGGCACCAGACTCAGCATTACGAATGCTATCAGCCTGGTGGACTTCATTAGCGCAGTACTTAACCTCCTGCTTCATGATGACCTCACCGCCAACCTCCGTGGCCTCGTCCACCTCAACAACAACTTTCACGTTGTACACAGGTGGAAACTCCCCAAAGACAATAGAGTCGATCTCAACGGCGGGCATCTCTCCAAACACGATGCCTCGTCGCTCAGCCTCAGCAACATCCTCCTTGATGCGCTGCTCCTCTTCCGCGGGCAGACCCGCCACTGGCGGTTCTGCTGTCCCTGGGGCCGATGCCGCAGCAGCAACTTGCGTTCTGCTCGGCACCGCAACTGACTCCAACGCACTGGAGTCAATTCGAGTGTTTGTCAGACACTCTTCAGCCAACTTCTCATCAGTGCTCGCCTCATAAAAGGCGGACACAAGGTTGTCCAATGGACTACTGTGCAGATGATCCGACACACGCTGGTAGGTGCGAAACCCAATCCCCAGCAGTGCGAGACCACCCACCACAGCAAGCGCGTTCTTCGAGAAAACATGGCGAAACATGGCTATTTGCGGCAATAGCGGAAAAACCAACACAGGCGGTGTTGTAAAAAG